GCTTCTTGGTCATAACATCCTCCTCGTAGTCACCGCCGGTTGAGTGAACCGTTGGCGTTGTGACAGCTTTAGCGGCTGTGCCCGTCTGGATGTGACTATTCTCCCGCAGATCAGGAGCGATGGCGAGCAAATCGGAACACTACATCGATGTCCGTGGGGCAGCATCTCACACCCCGCATACTCGCACATTCCACAGGCCGTACCATTCCGGCATTCTCTGCCGTCTCCGAGCACGGGGGCCGCTTGACGAGGAGACACATAGCACCGGGCTAGAGCTGTTGCCGTCTCCGAGCGCGGGGGCACCTGACGGACACCTACTGCTCGAAATCCGCCGCCGTCCTGCCAACTCCGCGCGTAGCACCTTTTGCCCCTCGCGCCTGCTCCATGAGGGACTCACCACTATCACGGCTCACCACCATCCCCACGGCTCACGCTAAGAACCGCAGTACCGACGGCTCGGCGCTCTGCTTTTGGCTTTTGGCGAGCACGTTTCCCGCCTCGCACCTGCTCCCCGATCCACCACAACCTCCAACCGTGCACGTCACGGTGCTCGATGTGCCTAATCCGCGCCGGACGGGTAAACTACTTGCGGGCCTATAGCTCAATTGGCAGAGCACCGGACTTTTAATCCGTGGGTTCAGGGTTCGAGTCCCTGTGGGCCTACCACCAGAAAACAGCACCAGCACGCCGAAACAGCCCGCGCCGCCCAGCGTCCGCCGGCACACAAGGTTAGCTACAAGGTTAGCTAAGAGTAAGAGAAGGAGACAATTCCCACTCGACACACCCTTCCATTCCCAGCAACAGTGTCTAGACTGAAGGCAAGAGAGGAGGACAACGATGTTTGATTTTAGCGGCAAGACTGTCGGCGAAATCCGGAAGGCCGCCCGCGAGCACGCCAAGCTCGTGCGGACCACCTATAAGGCACTTACAATCCCGGTCAATCCGGTCGCGGTCGCCCGCGCTATGGGGGCATCCGTTTTCATCGCCGAACTTGGCGACGACGTGTACGGCATGCTCATTAACGACGACGCCGGTCCAAACATCTACATCGACCGAGACCAACCAGCCGTCCGGCAACGATTCACCTGCGCGCACGAAGTAGGCCACCTCTACTCACACCTTGGCGACACCAGAACCTTCGTTGACGCCCGATCGGACGAAGGTCGCGGCACCGCGTCCGAAATCTACGCGAACGAGTTCGCTGCAGAGCTCCTCATGCCCGAAGAGGAACTACGCACTCGAATCGACCCAAACCTATCTGACCTTGATCAATATTCTGAGAACTCCCGACTTGCCAGAGAGTTCGACGTATCACTGTCCGCACTCGTCTACCGGCGAAAGCTACTGAATGTCTGAACACGCCACGTCGACACCCGGCATGGACGAACCCCTCACTGACAACGCGATGCCCGTCAGCGACGACACAAATTCGTCACCACAGGTACCGACACCCAAACAGATCGAAGAGACCCAGGACATTACAAGCGAGACAAAGTCTGAAGCGCCTAGAGACACACTTGAACGTCTCACACGACTCTACCCCTTCCTCCACCTCTTCATCGCACACGCAAAACACTGCTACCCCGACGTCACCCAACGCGAACGAGTGGAATACATGAGACGCGAACACCGCAAGTTCCACCTATGGTGCCGCATAGGAGACTACATATTCGTCTCCCTCATATGCGTCGCACTATTAGCCACCATCGGCATCAACATCTGGAACCTAGCAAACTAACCCACCCCGGCGCTCGCGGCCGCGGGCATCCTGCTGGAAAATATGCCAGCATTTATACCACTCGAGCGTCGCCCTGGAATATATACCAGCTTTTATACCACCGTCCGCGTTTCTCACGATTCCTCACGTTTTCTCTCACGGTTTCTCACACCACTCACTTCCCATCCCTTCCCACGCCCATCATGTCGGCCCCTCACCGACTGTTGTTACCAGTCGGTAACAACACCTTCCGCTTTCGTTCACCATCGGTTAAGCTAACGCCATGAACACACACATGGGCCGCAGGGCAGCGGCCATAGCAACCACAATTCCCCTTCTCCTCCTGGGCGCGTGCTCGTCCGACAACGACGACGCCACCCCAACAACTGCCGCAGCTGCGGAAACAACAGTCGAAGAAGCACTCGGCTATGACGACGACACTATCGACACAGACGACGACACAGACGACTACTCTGACACTGGAAACACCCTCATCGCGTCATGGGGCGAAACAATTGATTATGAGGACGGTGTATCGTTCTCCGTGACCAAGCCTGTGCCGACCACCGTCTCCGAGTATTACCAGGACGAGTACACGAACCCCGTCGAGATCACAATCACCGTCACAAACAACTCAAACGAAGCCTACGATGCCGGCCTGACAATCATCGACGTTACATCGGCAGGCTCATCCGCAGAAGCTATCTTCGACACGGAAGCAGGCTACGACGGCCAATACTCCTCGATCCTGCCCGGTAAATCCCTATCCTGGAAAGCCGCGTACGATGTCGCCGCCCCAGACGACGTCACCGTAGAAGTAACAGACTTCTTCCGAGAATCCGCATACTTCACAGACTAAACACCCATCCATTTCGCGGCGCGCTCCCCGGAAGCACACGGGGCAGCGCGCCGTCACGCACGTCAAGCAACGGCGGGAATGAAGTCGCGCGCAACGATGCGCTGGAAAACATACCGGTTTTTATACCACCGGCCCGGTTTCTCACGGTTCCTCACGTTTTCTCTCACGGTTTCTCACACCGCCTGGCGCATTGCTTCTGACAGTCGGTACTGTTCCGCGTCTGGCTCTTCCACGAACTCCAAGAGGTTTCCGGCGACCTCCAATAGTGCTGTACGGACGTCTAATGGTGAGACGGCGAAGAACTCGCGTCGCTGGTTGACCAGATTCACCCTATGGTCAGCGAAGCGACGGTGTAGCTCCGCTTCAACGCCGACGGCGTCATCGGTGAAGAAGAGCGCGTGAACATCGAAGTTGAAGGGGACGGACGCATCGGATAGTTCTCGGATCCGGTCCATCGGGTCAAGCCGTCGTGTCATTCCGATCTTCACCATGTTGTCACCAAAGGATCCAAGGTTGGAGATAACGTACACGTAGCCAGCGCGAACATTGGCGGCACGGAAGTCAACGCTTTCGATTTCTTTGTTAACGTCGGCGAGCTTGGCTTCCATAGCGGCTGCTTCGTCGTCCTTCCCTTGAGCGCGGAGCTCTTCGAGGACGCGCTGGTAATGCTCGGCTTCTTTGACGAGTTTCGCTCGTTGGACCTCCAACTCCCGCTGGGCCTGTTTCTCTTCTCGCAGTTGGGCGCGTTTCTCCCGTTCTTCTTCCTTTTCCCGTTTGAGCGCATTCTGGTATTCCAGGGCGAGCTCGAGTTCCCTAATGCGGAGCTTGTGATACGAACTCGTGATTTCCAGGCTGATCAGCTTACCGAGACTGGCGACTTGATTCCGGGTCCGCTCCAATCGCTTCTTAGCAGCTTCCCCGTTCCCCGCCTTGACGGTCAGGATACAGTTCTCTGCTTCCGCGTTATAGGCACGGAGCATCATCTTCTCCATATCCGCCACAAACTTCTGCCCTCGTGACGCAGAGCCGTTATACGCGAAGTCCGTCGCCGCCTGAGTAGCAGTGCCCCACCTAACCGCGCGTTTAATCTTGTCACGCGTCTTAGCAAGGTCATCTTTCAACTGTACGGATGACTCAGCAGGATGAGCGAAAGGAATCAGCCCCTTATCGACCAGGGTGACGGCTTCCTTATAAGAACCCTTAAGCTCGCCGATCTGACGGGTAAGCTCGTCCCGCTTCTGCTCAAGCTCACCAGTCTTCGCGAGCAAACTAACGTAATCATTCTCAGCTCTGGCGCGTTGCCCCTCAAGCTGGTGAACGGTCTCCCGAAGCTCCAGCGCATCACCACCCCCAACACGCTCCAACAACTCCTGCGCATGCGCAAGCTGTGTTTCAAGCTCTCGGATACGCCGACGCTTCCGGAAAAACAAACGCCGACCAACCGCTAACAAGAAACGCTTCAACGCGGAAAACAACCGTTGAACGTATTGAGAGAACGTACTCGTCACTACAGGCCCCTTCTTCGTAGCGGCACCAGCGCCGCTGTTCCCGACGGGGCCTAGTATGACACAGGAAACATTTAGAACGTTAATCAGACCTTGCGGCTAGTGAGCCTGTCCCCGCGCCTGACTAATTACGTCCCGCACGTCAAGACGGGCTAGATCGCATAGCCGAACGAACTCCTCGAGCGTAATCGTCCTCTCCCCGTTAAAGATAGCCGCTAGTCTTGTGCGACCAATGTCAGCCTTCGTGGCAATTTCGCGCCACGAATAGCCGAGCGTCGCGAGCTGCTCGGCCACAAGTTGCACTGCAATATGTTCAGTCTCACCAACTTCTAGCGCTGATCGTCCCATGCCGCTAATCATCACCGGTCAAATACCGAATGCTCCCCGGGCGACGCTTTCAAACGACGCAGGATTTCTTCGGAAAGCTCTAGGTCTGTCGCATCCGCGAGTGTTGCCGATATTCCATGGCGCGAGACCTGCTCGCGAGTAATAAAACCAAGGATGACAAGCGCCTCAATAACGTCTGCGCCGTAGGCCGTTGCAATTGCGATGACAGTATCTGGTGAGAGTGTTCCAGCATGGCGTTGACGGTTAAGCGTGCCCTGCGTGATACGGGCCTTCTTTGCGACTGTGTTCTCGGAGTCGGCTCCGACAGTCGCCTTGTACCAGTCGAGTATATCCATGCGCCCATCTTAACAGACGTTACTCGTGGCGCATAGCTTTCTATGTGAAATAGGTTGACTCACGTCCCGCACCAGTGTATCGTCGAGTTATGCGATACGAGTAATCAATTACTCGTCGCGAGTAGGAGGCGTTATGGATACACATTCACCCGAGCTGCGGTTATCGCAGACATTTCTAGATCGTGTAACTCAAATCGGATTGACCGATGCGGCTGTCGCTGCGGCTATCGGTGTCACTCGACAGTTCTACAGCCAGGTTAAGACCGGAAAGGCGATGCCGACGGCTCGATTCATGGCTGGCGCTGTCGCTGCGGGCCTAGCATCGTCTCTCGATCAGGTCGCGACCCTCGTCGAGGATGACACAGCGGAGGTGGAGTGATGGGTGGCTCAAGCGAGTGCTGGGAGTGGGAGGCTGCTCTCCTCGCGGCTGTCGACGAGGCAGACGAACCAGGCCGGGTGGATCCGGTGCTGGTCTGGCAGGACGCACTGTACGCGTCCTACCGGCGCAGCTACCTGTCCTACCGGAAGGCTTGTCGCGCGCTCGCGTCATACAACAAGCAGCTACCCCCTGCCACAACCACCGTGGGGGTGGCGTGATGGGTGGGCGTCAGCCTGTACGGCCGGTATGGGTCTCGCGTGGACAGATCCCGGACATGTTCGGGCTTGACCCACGGACCGTGGACCGCGCACTCGCGGACGGTGCGCTGATTGTTCGCCGATTCGTGGGCAGGAAACCGGTCTACCGGGTGGACTCGATCGACGCCTGGCTGGCGGGCTTGGACGAGGACCGGCCCGCCCCTGGGCAAGCAACCACATGACACCCCCTTGGAGGAGAGGAGTACGGGAGAAATGGACCAGCATCGTGAGGGATGGCGTGAAGCAGTCGAGCTTGTATCACTGCTTGACGGTACGAACCCGATGAGCACAGACACCGTGATCGACCGGATCACTGCCCTTGCCTCCCTGTACGGGCTCAACGTCGTCGACAGAACCCCGGCCGAGCAGTGTAACTGGGATGTTGACCCTCACGACGCCGACGACCTTCACGGATTCCGGCGCATCCGGCTCTTCGGCGGCGTCTTCGAGTACACGAGCCGTTTCAACTCCACCAGATAAGCCTCCCTCTCAACAGGGACACGTAAAAGGAATGCCGCGCCCTAGTGCTAGTGGGGCGCGGCGGAACAAAGGAGAATCCAATGTCTACCAACAACACTACCAGCCCCACACCGCAGGGAGAACAGTATCCAGAGTATCCGGAGTCTAAGAAACTGTCCGCGGCCAGTGAGTATATTCTCGAGATCCTGAACTTCCTCGAATGGGCCGAAGAGCACAACATCATCCTGTCCAACAGAGACCGGTCCTATTTCTCGTATGAGAACGCCACTGAAGACCTGGTCCGCGCGTACTACGGCATCGACAAAACCCTGCTCGAAATGGAACGCCGCCACATGACCGCCCGCCTGAACGACACGCTCACCAGCATAGACGGTGGTGATGCGGCATGAAACGCATCCTCCACTATCTCGACCGGGAAACAGTCCGCGTCCTGCGCATCTTCGCCTACACGGCGATTTACGCGCTCGCGGTCCTCGCCTCCGCCTTAGCCGTGGGCGGCGGCATGACCCATAGTGCCAGCGACGTCGTACTGGGCACGGCCGGCGTGATCGCCTGCCTGCTCGCCGCCGCAGCCCTCACACCCACCACCAGGGACGGTGGTGATACCGGTGAGTGACATCTTCGCCGCCGCGTTATGTCGCCAGGATCCGGATGGCTGGTTCCCCGACCCGGGCCACAAAGACCAGACCGCTACGGCATGCGCCCGGTGCACGGCATGCCCGGCGCTCGCGGCGTGCCGGGAGTATGCGGAGAGTTTCCTTGCCCGGGACGTGCGCTTGTTTGGCGTGTGGGCGGGACGGTTCTACCCCGCAGGGAAGAAGGAAAAGGCGAAGCGGCCGGCCCGGTATCGCCGGGTTGCTCCGTGTATTGACTGTGGCCGGATGGTCCGGCCGCGCAGCCAGCGGTTACACGATGCGCCCGGGACGATCGAGTACGGCGGGCCGGGGCCGCGCTGCGGCACCTGTTACAAGCGGCGCAAACAAAACGTCCCTGCACGACCTAAGGAAGGGAGCCTGTCGTGTCTGTCTACTATGTGACCTTCGGTGTGAAGTACGCCGACGAACCCCATCCCGTGAACGAGATTATTACTAATCGTGCCGTGGTCGCGATCGAAGCACCATCGGAAGAGTTCGCCCGCCGGGTTGCCTTCCACCATTTCGACCAGTACTGGTCGCAGCTGCTCCCCGAGGAAGAAGGCCGTCAGTATGCGGCCAAGTGGGGCTGCTACACGGCCGCTCACGTCTTCGGCCAGTCGATCGTGTGGGCCGGTGACACCGACACAATGCTCAACCTCATCTCCACAACGCAGACCGTACCAAGGGAAGGAGCGACGTCATGACCGTTTATCCGAATCTTGACGGGCCAGTGGCCCGCACGTCTGACCCGGTGACGTCGTGGGAGGCCGCGCAGGCAATCAGTGACGGGCAGATGCGGGCCTCCGAGCAGGCCGTCCTGTCTGCACTGCGTACGGGTGGGGCGATGACGGATCCGCAGATCGCTGACTATGTCATCTCGCATGGTGGCCGCTGGTCCGCGCAGCGTCTGCGGAGCGCCCGCGCCGACCTCGTACGCGCCGGCCTGGTCACGCCGGCCGGTGTGGTCCGCCCGGAGGGGTCCCCGCGCCGGTACACGATCTGGGCCGCCACCCCCACCCAGGGCACGCTCACGGACGAGGAGGCCCGCCATGCTGTGGCCTAGAAAGAAACCGGAACGGGACCAGGGCCGGGAGGCGGTGCCTGCGTCGGCTCGGGTATGTCCCCGCCCGCCCGCTCATGTTGAGGTTGAGCTGACCGTGTCCGGTGGCCGCCGGATATCACTCATGTTGGACCTGGTCACCGCTGAAACCATGGCCCGCAACCTGACACACGCTTGTAACACGGTCCTCGAGCACGCCTACATGCAGGACCAGGCCTCCGCTGATGGTGGTGACGTCTCGTGAGTCGCCTCGTCATGGTTTTCCCTGTTATCGACGGGGCCCGCGCTCTCGTGGACTTGCGTGCTGAGGCGTTGGCCCGGGCCATGGCTGAGGCCCGCCGGCACGGCTGGCGGGTCACCGGTGCCGGTGCCACCCGGTACGAGCCCGACACGCGCCGTCTACGCGCCATACTCCCCGTCCACACCCCGCAGGACCCGCCTGCAGGCGCATTCTTGGAAGGAGCCGCGTAAATGGGTACGCAGTCGATCCGTTTCATTCTCGGGCCCACCCTGTGGATGAGCGCGAACCACTCCGGCCGGGTCAACCGGCACTGGGCCGTCACCCGGCGCAAGACAGCGGACCTGCGCCGCCTGGCAGTCATGCAGGCCCGCGCCCAGCACCTCCACCCCACCCGTGGCCGCGTGCGAGTCACGGCATGGATCCAATACCCCACCCGTGGCCGGGCCGACCCGAACAACGCGGCACCAACCACGAAAGCCCTGATTGACGGACTGACCGACGCGGGAATATGGCCCGACGACGACCACACCCACGTGATCGGCCCAGACCACCGCCGCGCCGACGGCACCTGCCCACGCGGCCTCCACATCATCACACTAACCATCACCGAAGAAGCCAAGGAAGGGGAACGATCATGAGCCTGCGTGCCATCCTCTGGGCGATCTACGAGGCCCCCGTCGACAACCCCACATCCCGCCTAGTCCTCGTCGGACTAGCCGACCACGCCGCCGACGACGGCACCGGAGCATGGCCTTCCCACTCCATCCTCGCCACCGCAGCCCACTGCTCCCCCCGCACGATCCGCCGACACCTCCAAGCCCTCGAAGACGCCGGCGTGATCCACCGCGGGGACCAGCGCATCGTCAACCACCTACGCGCCGACCGCCGGCCCACCGTCTGGAACCTCAACCTCGACCACGCCGGCAGCACCCCCGCCACACACGCCACACCCACACAAAACCCCGAGCCCGAACCCGTCCCGGAAAACACCCACACCGAACCTGTGGATAACCCTGTGAACAACGCTGACGGTGAGACATTTTCCGTTCAGAACGGGGGGACAAATTGTCCCCCCGTGAAAACAGGTGAAAACACCCATAATGGCGGAATCACGCCAAAAACCAACGGGGGGTCACACGTGTCCGGGCGGACACACGGGGGGTCACACGTGTCCTACAAACCTATAGAACCTATAGATACATATAACGCGCCCGCGCGCGACACCACACCCACGACCACGGCCACGGTGGAGGTCGCGCCGCCGCCGGCGGACGCGACACCACTGCCCGAGGCGTGGACGCCCAACCCCGACCACCTGGGGCTCGCCTGCGAACGCGGCCTATCCATCACCACCGAAGCCCACCGCTTCCGCCTCCACGCCCGCGAACACGCCCGACGGGCACGCGACTGGGACGCCGCCTTCACCCGCTGGCTCCTGGACACCGCGCCCCGCCCCACGCCCCGGCCCGCACGGCAACCATCCACAGCCGGAGCGGTCGCCACTGGCATCACCGCAGCAGCCGCAGCCCAAGCCCGTGAACGCGAACGGGAACGTGACCGCGAGCGCCGCCAAGCCGAAACCGCCCTAGTGGCGGCCTCATGGGCCGACCCGGCCAAACGAGCACAAGCCACAGCGGCGAAAGCACAGATCCGTCAACTCGTGGGAAGTAGGAGAGCATCGTGAGTGGAGAACCCATCGTCACCCTGATCGGCCATGTCGGAGCCGATCCCGAGATCCGGTACGTCGCGTCCGGCACGCCAGTGTGTAACTTCAACCTGGCGGTTACGCCGCGCACCCTCAACCGGCAAACGAACCAATGGGAGAACGGCACCACCGCCTGGTACCGGTGCACGATCTGGCGTGAGCATGGCGAGCATGTCGCTGAGACCATCCAGAAAGGCATGCGCGTGATCGTGACCGGCCGGTTGACTGTCCGCACGTACGAGCACGACGGGGCCGAGCGGACCGCGCTGGAGGTCGCCGTTGACGAGATCGGCCCCACCCTGCGCTATGCGACCGCGCACGTCACCAAAACCACCAACACCAACGGCCAAGCTCACAGCCAGGTCCAGGGACAGGCGGGCGATGACTACGACCCATGGGCCGGACAGACCAACACCCCGTCCGGTTCCGCGTTCGACACCACTCTTCCGCCCTTCTAAGGAGAGACGATCATGGCCTACTATACGCAGCCCGCGCCGACCGCCTACGAGAGCATCGCCAAACAGGCCGCCGACATGCTCTACCGGCTACACGCCGACGGCCTCCTACGCGCCCCCAGCCAACGGATAGACCCCGCCGGCGCAGACCTCCTTCGCCGCCAACTCGACGCCCTCGCCGAGGAGATATACGAGGACATGGCCGACCCCTACCAGCGGGACACAACGCAGGCTGACCAGACAGGATACCCCGTCGCGCCGTGGCGTCATGCGAGCATCCCCACCTGGCACTGCTGCCAGCTCATAGCCGCACTCCAATGGGCAGTCCAAACTCAGTTCGACCGGCAACACGACGCGGGAGAGGAGATCAGCTAACCGTCCGGCTCTCAGAACCAACCACCGCCGCAACTACAACGACAAGGACATAAAACATGCCACGATTCCGCAAAAAGCCAGTTGTGATCGACGCTTTTCACTTCACCGGCAACCACTACACATTCGACCTGTTAGACGAGCTGGGCTGCCCGCCGCTCATCGGCGACGCGTCCCAGCCCGACACCCTTAAAACGGCGGACGGGCGAACCGATACCGGCTGGTATATCGACCCTGCCGACGGCGCACTGATTATCCGCACCCTCGAGGGAGACATGCGCGCCTCCATCGGCCACTACATCATCAAAGGCGTTAAAGGTGAGTTCTACCCCTGCGACCCTGATGTTTTCGCCGCCACCTACGAAACAACACATGGCAGCGAGGACGACAATCCAGACGCCGACCTAGCCGCGAAGCTCGCCGAGGCTACCGAGGCCATGCGCAACCTTTGGGCGCAATCCAACTCCCTCATGACCTCGATCGAAAACCTCGCAAACGACACGGTTGCGCTAGGCAAGGCCCTCATAAGCCTGCAATCCGTCATCGCAACCACCACACCACCATGGGAGAGGAACAAGTGAGTTACACGCCGAAACGCGTCCAGCGTCGCCGCGAGAAGGGCTACCGGACACCACTCTGTGGCTGCGGCTGCGGGAAACCCGCCCGGTACGTCGGACGCCCCACGAAATGGGGCAACCCCGCCATAATCGGCCAACGCATGCCCGAAAGCCCCTACGAACTGCGGGAGACGCTCCCCATCATCCGCGACGCTAAGCAGGCCGTCGAATGGTACTCCCAGTGGATGGGCAGAATCGCCGCAGGGCGCGACGCAGACGGCCACAATGCGACCCTCGACGCGCTGCGCGCCGAGCTGGCCGGGCACGACCTGGCCTGCTACTGCCCACCCGACCAGCCCTGCCACGCCGACATACTCCTAGCCCTAGCTAACCCGCAGGAGAGCCAGCCGTGAGGATCACTATCACGATAGACACCGACCAGTACGACGACGCCGGCGGGCCGTACGAGCAGGAGATCCCCACCCCGCCCCGCACCGTCGGATTCCAACCCAACCAGGACGAGGAAGCTAAATGACCACCGAAAAACCAGAAACCCACGCCGAGGCCGCCGCCCGACTCCTCGCAGCATCCCGCACCACATCGGCAACGGACTCCTGGCGATGCCTCGCCGCCGCCGGCATCCACGCCACCCTCGAAATCGCCGACATGGGCCGCGCCATCGCACAAGCCCTCATCCTCCTCAACCAACCCACAAACAGCCCACGCTACGAAGCCCGCCTCGCCGGACTCGCAGCCACCATCGGCTACCCCGACCCCGCCGACCCATCCGGCAACCTCGCCCGCCTCCTCGACCAGCAAAACAACATCGAGCGCGCGCAACGCCACGAACAGAACGGAGACAACGCATGACCACCCTCGCCGTCGCATACCACCGCATCGCAGACCTCGAACCCGACCGAGCCCAAATCCGCGAAGGCGTCATCCAAGGACTCGCCGTCGACTACTGGGAAGGCTACGAAACTGCCATCCACGACGCCCTCCACGTGATCCGCCAACTCGCCAAAGACACCCGACCACCCATCGACACCACCCCACCCGAATCACCCGCCGCACACCTCACCACACGCAACCCCGCCGACGACCCCATCAACCCCGACGACGAATACGACGTCGTCGCCTGCACCCTCTCCTACCACCACCTCACAACCAACGGAGCCACCATAACCTGCACATGCGGCCACAAACCCCCGGCCAACAGGACACCCTCCGGGCAACGCCTACAAGACGCCATCACCGACCACGTCGACCACGCCACCCGACACATCCTCCAAGCACTCGCGGCCCTCTACTCCAGACCCTCGGGAGACGCTCATGTGGACAGCGACGACTAGCACTGGTGCCGCCGACACCACAGGCGGGGATCCGTTATCCGTCCCGCAGCTCTGGAGGACAGCCCGGGTTCCACTACCAGGCCTCGCCCGGCCTCTCCCGGAGCTCAGCGCGCTACTCGCCCCGGCAGAAGCGTTCGCCGGGACCCCCATCTACTACCGGACCGTAGATTAATCGCAGGAAGGACCCATGGCAGATAAGCTTGCCGCACAGCTTCAAGACGTCATCCGTCTCGCGAACACGATGCCGGACCCGCACCGGGTATGGTCACCAGTGCATGCCACCGACCCGTCACGTCCCGCCACCAGCGGCGGGCACCGCACAGACGTGTTGCCCTTCGGTCTGTCCAACATGCTCGACTATTGGGATACCCCGCCTGTTGACCCGGCCGGGATCCGCTCACGAGACGGCCTCAACCAATGGGCCCAAGCGTGGGCGACGGCGTGGTGGACATGGCGAGACACCCCAAGCGAACCCAAACCCACCGGCCAGCCGCTGCTGTGGCTGCACACCAACCTCCCCTGGGCCGAGTTATCCTACCCGGCCATGGATCAATTCGCCGACGAACTCGACACCGTCTATCACATCCTCCAGCGGGCCTGCGGACTCGCCCCGGTCCCGACCGACCGGCACTGTCCCACCTGCGGGACTGTCCTCGTTCACCCGGTAACAGCCCACGGTGTCGCCGACACCTACCACTGCCAGGACTGCGACACCGACTGGACCACGGCGGGTATCGCCGAATACCAACGGCTGCGCATCCAAGCTGCTAACCCACGGGTCTCCCGGGCCGAGGCTGCGCGTCTCCTGCGCATTCCACGCCGCCGTATCCGCGTCTGGATCGCCAGGGGACAACTGACCCCCGGCCCTGACGGCCTGATCTCACTCGCTGCCGCCTGCCGTCTCACGGCTGCCGACACGCCCACACCGGCCACGCTTGACCCGGGGGACGAATCGTGAAACGCTTTTTGGTGACGAACTATGCCCCGAGGGGAAACAAGCACCCCCTCTCACCAACAAAACCCCCTACCCCACAAGTGGACGCCCCCTTCGTCGAAACGTGCCCCCACGCCGCGAAAACACCCCGCCGCCCCAGAACAAGCACGCCCCGACCAGACGACCCTCCACACGCCACACGCGCCACTCATGGTCACGGCAAACCCTGCGGCCGACCTGGCCGGTCATCCACACAACCCAGGACGCTTCACAATGACCACCAGTCGCACCGGAACCGCCTCCCATCGAAAATGGCGAGAGCACGCACTCACCGAAGCGAAGAACAACGGACAAACACACTGTCCGCTTTGCGGAACACGCCTGAACTACACGACAACCAGGCAACCGAACTCGGCCGAACCCGACCACATCACCCCATACGCACACGGCGGCACCAACACCCCGGACAACGCCCGCATCATCTGCCGTCAATGCAACCAACGACGCGGCGCCCACACCACACGCCACCACACGGACACACTCCAGCCCTCCACAACCACCACGCTCCTCGCCTGGTAACCAGTCCTTCACGCCACCAGCCCCGCCCTGACCGGCCATCAGCCCGCCCTGACCGGCCAGCCGAGCCTCGCACCGCAAAAAACGGGGGCATATGCCCCTCCCCGGCCCGTCCTGCACACCCGGAGCGCATAGCGAGATATCTCCCCGATCGATTTTCCACAACCCCTATATAGGCCCGAGAGGTGACCATCATGCCCGCTCGTCGTCTCCAACCGGTCCCGGCAGCAGGCCCGGACACCAAAACGCCCCGGAAGACCACAACGCGCCGGTCGGTAGCCAAGGCAGCGGATGAAGGCACCCAGTTGGAGCTCCTGCTCGTGCTGCGGAACCGTCTCGCGAAAGCAATTGACGACAAGGCCACCCCGCCGCGTGACCTGTCCTCGCTCTCGCGCAGGCTCATGGAGGTGTCCCGGGAGATTCAGGCGTTGGAGCGACAGGAGGCAGAAGATGCCGACCAGACGGACCACGGGGACGACGCCTTCGACCCCTCGACTGTCTGACGTCGCGAAACGCCTCTGCGTCCCCGCGGGGATCGTCACAACCGGGTGGGGTGCGGTGGAACGCAAATGCGCCCGGCTGGGGATCCACTTCGACACGTGGCAGACCGGTCTCGGCTCGCTGATCCTCGCAAAACGGGACGACGGCCAATATGCGGCCGGCGTGGGCGGCGCGGTCATGTCAATTCCCCGGCAGACCGGCAAAACCTATCTGGTCGGATGGATGGTCTTCGCCCTATGCCTGCTCCACCCCGGGCTGACAGTGATTTGGACAGCCCACCGGGTACGCACCAGCCAAGAAACGCTGGGAAAGATGGCGGCCATGGCGGACCGGCAAACCGTCGCCCCGTCAATCGCGACGGTGCGCACGGCGAACGGCAAGGAAGCGATCATCTTCCGTAATGGTGCCCGGATCCTATTCGGTGCTCGGGAGTCCGGGTTTGGTCGCGGCTTCGACAAGGTTGACCTGCTCGTGCTGGACGAAGCACAGATCCTTACAGAGGCGGCCCTGTCGGACATGGTCCCGGCGACGAACGCCGCACCAAACGGTCTCGTGGTGATGATGGGCACACCGCCCCGTCCGAAAGACCCGGGCGAAGCGTTCCTAGCCCGCCGACGCGAAGCACTCAGCGGAGACAAAGACACGCTGTATGTCGAGTTCGGCGCGGACGATGACACACGCCCGGAAACATGGCCCGCCGGTCATATCGACTGGGGACAAGTCGCACGCGCGAACCCGTCCTATCCGCACCGCACATCCAAGCAAGCCATACAACGTATGGCCAAGCTTGTCGGCTCTATGCAGAACTTCCGACGGGAAGCCCTCGGCCTGTTCGACGCGAAAGGCACCCGCCGGCTCATCTCCCAGCACGAATGGGACTCCACCGGTGTTACGGCCGCGCCGGACGGCCTGGACGACGGACTGAAATGCTTCGGCGTCGCATTCAACCTGGACGGTTCCCGCCTGTCACTTGCCGGCGCGATTAAGTACACGGCCGGCACTCACGTGGAGCTGATCGGCTCCTGGTCCGGCCCGTCGGACGGCGGCATGACCGCGCTGGCGGACTGGCTGGCTGACCGGTGGAAACAGGTCGGGATGATCGCCCTGTCTGGCAGGTCTGGCTCGACCGCGTTGGAGGGCCTGCTGCGGGATCGTGGCGTCCCGGCAACGGTGATCCGTGGAGCGACCACGAGCGAGTACTACAAGGCGTGCGCACTGTTCTATTCCGCCATCCAAGAACGCACGGTCACACACCCGGTAGGACAACCGGGCGACGCATTGAACATGTCGGTCGAAGTGTGTGACGCGCGCCGTCGCGCCTCGGACGGGGCATGGGGATGGCATGCAACCACGGACGATGGGGACGACACGCCCCTGGAAGCCGTATCACTGGCCCACTGGGCCACACGAACAACTAGACGACGACCAGGACGACGAACAGGAGGCATGTCGTGAAGTACGGACGTGACATACTATCCGCGCCGATCGCGTTTAGTCCTCCTCGCGTGGCGGGCCTACCGGACGACCTGCAGGACCAACTGACTGAGCTGGTGGTGTTGTGGGCGCGGAAACGGCCACGGAACCAGCTCCGACAGCTGTATGTGGATGCACACCACCTGGTGGAGAACCTGAATCTGGCTGTGCCGGCGGACATTGCGGCACGCCTGTCCATCGTGTCGTCCTGGCCAGAAAAGGCCGTGTTCGGCCTGTCTCACTTGTGCATGTGGGATGGTGTTGTGGCCCCGTCCGGGGATGAGGATCCGTTCGAGTTGGGAGAGGTCCTTCGGGAGAACCGGTTCGACGTTGAAATGCCTCAAACGGTCGCGTCCTCGATGACGCATTCTGTGACGTTCATTTCGACGTCGGTGGGAGATGTGGCGTCTGGTGATCCTGACGTGTTGATCTTGTCGCATTCTGCCCAGTGGGCGTCAGCGGTCTGGGACCGGCGAACGAGGTCACTGCGTTGCGGCCTGGTCATTAACGATATTGACGACTTGGGTCGTCCGACCATGCTCACACTGTTGACCCCGGAGCAGGTGATCACGTGTCGGACGAATGGTGTTGGGTGGTTCGTTGACTGGCACGCCCCACACGGGCTTCGCCGGGTACCGATGGAAGCGCTGCCGTTCCGGCCGACGTTGGATAGGCCTTTTGGCCGGTCCCGGATTTCCCGTCCGGTGATGACGATTACGGACCGTGCTATGCGTGCCGCGCTGCGCATGGACGTAGCGTCCGAACTGTTTACCGCTCCGGGCCTGCTGATTCGCGGGTTGACGGAGGAGCAGTGGGAAGATGTGAAACAGTGGTCCTGGAAGCTCGGAACGGTACGCGGACTCACAAAAGACGAGGAAGGGGACCTGCCCGAAGTGGACAGGATCCCACAGCAGTCTATGCAACCGTTTGTCGAGCAGTTGCGTGAGCTCGCGGCGGAGTTCGCCGGCGCAACGTCCCTGCCCCTGTCCGCGCTTGGTATCGTGCAGGACAATCCGTCGTCGGCGGAAGCAATCTATGCCATGAAGGAGGACCTGGTCAGTGAGGCAACTGCGGCGAACCGGATCTACGGGTATGCGTTGAACCGTGTTTATCAGAATGTTGTCATGCTGCGTGACGGCCTGGATGAGCCGTCCGGGGAGCTGGCTGGCCTGTCGACCCGGTGGCGGAATCCGGCTATGCCGTCCATCGTGTCCCAATCCGACGCCATGGTTAAGCAGATTTCTGCGATTCCGGGCTTGGCGGAGACCGACGTGGCGTTGGAGGAGCTGGGCTATTCGGCGGAGCAGATCTCCCGTATTCGCGCGCAGATGGCACGGTCACAGGCCAGGCAGAGCCTCATGGAGGTCCTAGCTGATCCAGGCAACAGTGGTGACGTTGGGGGTGACGGCGTGTGACGACGCTGCGGGACGTGCAGCGCCTGCGCGGGGCCACAACTCAGGTCACGCTGTTGGCTCGGCGGGATCTGCGGAGATTCTGGGCACGTCTCGATCTGACGCAGCCGGAGCTGGTCCGTGACGCGCTGATCAACTACATGCCCGTCCTTGTGGACCGGTACGGTGATGTTGCCAGCGCGGTCGCTGTCGAATGGTACGAGGACGTGCGTGAGAAGGTCGCGGGCCTGCCACGCTACGCGCCGGTCATCGGCCAGAACATCCCCGACGAGGCCATCGTGGAAACAACCAAGTGGGCCGCCGGCCACCTATGGGGTGACGACCCTGCGGACACGCTGCGTGTCCTACAGGGGAGCATGGACCGGTGGATGAAATACTCCAGCCGGGACACGATCCGACGGTGTATCGACGCGGATCCGGCCAAGCCCCGCTGGGCACGCGTCCCGCAGGGAGCGAAAACCTGCGCTTGGTGCACAATGCTCGCATCCAGGGGCTGGGTGTACGAATCCCCGAAAAAGGCCGGCGACGCATCCCACAGGTTCCACGACCACTGCGACTGCGAGATCGTACCCGAATGGGACAGGAGGGCCGTCCACCTGGAAGGGTACGATCCGGACCGGTATTACGCCCTGTACGCGGAGGCCAGGGAGTCTGTTGGCGGGCCGAATCCAAGCCTGAACGATATTGCGGAGAGGATGCGTGTACTACATCCCGAGCAGTACACGGATGGCAAATGGCCGAAGCTCCCTACCGGGGCCAGCTCGGATGGGACGCTACAGGCCAGCGTGTATGAGCAGTGGCGACGCGACATGGCATTCATCCGCCCGCCAGGGGCGGATACGACACGATTCAAAATCCCACCCGAACGCATGTCAGAAATCCCGGGCGGCTGGCCCTCCGACCTCCCACCGCTACGTGTCCGCGAATGGAACCACATCCTGTACGGTAATGCTCAAGGAGGTGGGCATCTCGCAGGTTACGGGTGGACGCACGACAGGCCAGAGTTTCCTGTTGACTGGACGCCACAGGACGTGCGGGATGCCATGGAAACGGTCCTCCGGGAGAATCCTCTCGCGTCCCGTAAAGGGCGGGGCGTGAAGCGAAGCGAAGGTACAGTCAAAGGCGTTACGCTTCGCGTGTATACAGCCACAAAACGAGGTAACCTACATATATCAGGAGTGTTCCCCGTCGAGTAGAAGAAGGTGACATGCTATGGACATACTCTCGGTTATCCGTGAAATGCTTGTCTACTGTCCCGACATGGAAGGAATTATCCTTGAACTCGCTGACGGAGATCCCGCAGCCGCTCTCGCGTCGCTGATGGACCAGTTCTACGAGGACAGGATCCGCATCTCAGATGATCTTCTCCAACATCTCCGTAGTCTTTCTGTCGGTGATTATTATCTGGAGGAAAGCTATCTTGATCTTGCCGAGCTGCAGAAAGAACTTGCGGCTGACGCCGCCTAACACACTCTGCTAACCCCCGGCTTTAAGCCCTACACGTACCGTGTGGGGCTTTTCTCATGCCCGAAAGCATGACCCCCAGTGCGTACCGCACGGCACGTACACCCCTCATTGTCACCCCTCTGGCAGGCCCGCACGGACCTACCTTTGATTCCCGCACGGGAAGGAACCTGATGGACACCACACACACGACACCCACTAACAACCAGCCTCCCGCCAATACTCCGTCCCCGTCGCAGGCTGCTGCACAGCAGTCCTCGCAGGATACGACCGACTGGAAGGCCGAGGCTCGGAAGTGGGAAGCCCGCGCGAAAGCGAATAGTGACGCCGCGGACCGCCTCAAGAAACTGGAGGACGAGCAGAAAACCGAAGTGCAACGCCAAGCCGACGCGCTCGCTGCGGCACAAGCCGCCGAAAAAGCCCTCCAGGCCAAGGTCGCAGTGTTTGAAGCAGCGGCCCGTCTCGGCGTTCCCGCCGATCTGCTCGCAGGCCCGCAAGACGACGATCTGGACGCCTACGCGGAGAAACTTTCCCAGTGGAAAGCCAAACAAACACCTACTACTGATACGACGACCGGTGACGGGAAACCTGCAGGTAGCCCGGCACCATCCCTTGGCCGTACACCAGCGGGTACCGGTGTCCTGTCCATCGACGAGCAGATCGCCGCAGCTGAAAAAGCTGGCAACGAAACGCTTGTGAAAACACTCAAAGTGCTGAAACTCGGCAAATAACCAGTATCAGCACACCGTTCACTCCCTCATGGAAGGAAGGTCATTCTCATGGCTGGAATCACCGGGCAGGGCACAACCTACAACCTGCCGAACTACGTCGGCGAACTATTCGCCGCCTCCCCGGAAGACACCCCGCTGCTCGCCTCTATCGGCGGGCTAACCGGTGGCGTCTCCACGAAGTCCCCGATCTTCACCTGGCAGGGCTACGACCTGCGCGACGCCGAGGATACCCGGCAGCGCAAGGAAGGAGAGGCCGCGCCGGACGGCACTGCCCGTAAGCGATACTCCGTGTCCAACGTGGTGGAAATCCACCAGGAAGCTGTGGAACTGTCCTACTCCAAGCAGGCATCCACCGGGCAGATCACCACGGACGGGGCGGCCACCGTCCAAGTAGGACAGGCCGTGATCCCCGCCGATGAAATGGCCTGGCAGATCGATCAACAGCTCAAGCAGATCGCCCGCGACGTGGAGAAGACGTTCCTCACGGGCACCTACCAGCTGCCTGCCGACAACACGCAGCCCCGCAAGACACGCGGCCTGCTCCAGGCAATTACGACGAACGTGGCGACCACGACCCACACGGCAGCGAACCTGGAAGGCGACGACGTTCTGGACTTGATGCAAAAGGTCTGGGAATCCGGTGGCCTGCAAGAGTCGGAAACCCGCACGCTTATCGTGAACGCGACACTGAAGCGTGCCCTGACCCGGATCTTCATCAAGGACGCCAACTACAAGGAGGAATCCCGTAACGTCGGCGGCGTGAACCTGCAAACGTTCGAAACTGATTTCGGACGGTGCAACATCATGCTCAACCGGTACATGCCAGCCACCGAGCTGGTTGTCGCATCTCTGGAGCAGCTCAAGCCCCGCTTCTTGGAGATCCCGGGTAAGGGGCACTTCTTCGCGGAGCCTCTGGCGAAGACTGGTGCGGCTGACAAGGTCCAACTGTACGGCGAAATCGGGCTGGAGTACGGCGCTGAGACAGCGCACGGCAAGCTGACCGTCGCCGCCTAACAAGGCCAGGGTGGGGCCGTCACCGATTGATGCGCTGGCCGGTGACGGTCTCACCCACTCACACAAGGAGGATCCAACATGATCGTACGATCGACTATCTATCCGAGCCTGCTGGTGACCGACCTCGGCGTGCAATTCCAGGACGGGAAAGCCGAGGTAGACGAGGCAACCGGCAAACAGCTACTGCGACTACCCGGCATCGAACTAGAGGCTGAACCGGAACCGGAACCGGAGGCCGAACCGGAACCCGAACCGGGGCCGGTGAGGAAGGCTCGGCGTAAGACCAATGGATAACGCGTTTGCCACGGTCGCGGACCTGGAGGCCCGGTGGCGGCCCCTGACCGACACGGAGCGCGCACGCGCGGAAACCCTGCTGGTGGACGCGGCATCCCTGATCCGTGACACGTGTCCGGCGACATGGCAGGCGGCAGGCGAGGCGACTCTGCGCCGCGTCTCCTGCGCCGTGGTCAAGCGGGCCATGGTCGCCCCTGCCGGGGACATGGACCTGATCGGGGTGGCGTCCCAGCAGGCAACCGTCGGACCGTTCTCCCAGCAGATCACGTTCAGGGATCCTGGCGGCGACCTGTACCTGACGGCCGCCGAGAAACGCTCCCTCGGGAAGGGACGGCCCGCCGCGTTTGAGGACAACGTCCTGGCACGTCTCACAGGAGGCTGACCATGGTGTTCGCACTCGAGGCCTTGCCGCAGGCCTGGAAAACGACGGTGACTCGCATATCTGGTGCGGGCCGTGACCTGCGCGGCAACAAAATCCCGGGTGTAGAGAGCACCGTGGATGGTTGCCTGCTCGCACCGAACACGACGGAAGAAGACAGATCCCTATCGGACATAACGACGACCCGGGCCACCCTGTACGCTCCCGTGGAATCCACGTGGGCGACCGGTGACCAGGTCATCACACCGGCCGGGTCCATTCTTCCCGGCCGGTGGGACGTCGACGGGGACCCTATCCGGTGGCCTGCCGGATGGAGGATCAACCTCGTCCGGCACACACCCACAGGGGGTCTCTAATGGCCAAAGATTTCCTGACCGCGCGGAAGTATCAGCCGGACCGTGACGGCATGGTCGAACTGGCCACGTCGAAAGACATGAGGGATTTGATGTCTCGTGTCGCGTCCCGCGCGAAAACGATCGCCGGGGAACTCTCCGCCGGCTACTACGACCGGAAAGCCGGAAGCCCCGGGGCATATTCGGACTCGTTCACCGTGGACGACACGGAGACCGAGTTGCCGCCGGCATACCGGAGAGGAACATCGTCCACGCGACGTGCCGCGTCCGTCCTCAGCTCCACCCATCCGGCCCGCCGGCGCATGGAAAGCTGGTACGAGATCATGTCTGATGCTGTCCAGCTTGCCGCCGAGGACATCCTCACGGGAGGTGACGATTAATGGCTGGACGATTCCCGGACGCGCTCGACGCTATCGAGCACATCCTCGCGGGTCTCGTGGCCACGGTGCGGTGGATGCCGGCGCAGCTTGACGTCCTGCCGGTCGCCCATATACGTCGCAGGTCCGGCCAGTCCCCGACAGTGACCTGGCAGCGCACCGTCCGCGTCCAGGTCGACGTGTACGGACAAGACCGCGACGCGACCGAACTGGTAGCCGAGCAGGTCCGTGACCGTCTGGAAAACCACGGCGGCCCACACATCACCCCCGCAGGGGTGATCGACCGGATCACGGTCGACCTCGAACCGGCAGACACTCCGTTCATCGCGGATGACCTGTCATTGATCACGCTGACAGTATCCGCTGTCTGCCGTGCCACCCACTAAACCCGCAGAAAGGTCCATTTCCCATGCCCACATTTGCCGAGCTGAAGAATCAAGCCGATACCACGTCCGAGGTCCGGAAGATCCTCGAACAAATGGTCTGGCTCGCCCCCATCACGGCGGATCCGATCGATTCTCTGACTGACGAGAACGGCGCACTGAAAGCCCTACCGGAGGGCTACTGGCCGGTCGGTATCATCACAACCGACGGATCCACGCTCGCCACCGACGTCAACGTTGAGGACGTCGAAGGCTTCGGGTACGCCCAACCCGTGCGCCGTGACATTACCTCTGCCACGCAAACTGTCACCGTCACCTGCCTGGAGACATTCCGCAAGAACGTCATCTCCCTGGCATACATGATGTCTCTCGAAGACGTCGAACAGGCATTGAACGGTGAGATTGTGTTTGATCGTCCCTCACTGCCGGAAAAGCAGTTCTACCGGATGATCCGCATCGGCCGTGACGTGACTGCCAACGGTGACATCTACCGTGCCAAGTTCTACCCGCGCGTCTATTCCGTATCTATCCCCGAGGAGGCCTGGACGACCGACGCCGTTACCTTCCCGTTGGAGCTCACCCCGGAGGTCGACAAGGCGCTGGGCACCGCCGAGCGCAACTTTATTGCCGGTCCGGGGGCGAAGGCTGCAGCAGCCTCTCTCGGGTTCAAACAGGGCGCCTAGTAAGCCGGGTGGTGGGGTGTTTCCTTTTGATGTGTGTTTCCTTTCCACCCCACCACCCCGACCAGTGAAGGGAAACACGTGCCAACCACGTCCTAGGAAGGAGCCATGTCTCATGGCCACGTACACGCTGGAGAAAAACGGTCACACAGTGACCACGTCCGACCCGACCGAGAAAACACAACTCGTCGCCGCCGGGTACACGGTCCGTCAACCCGTATCGAAGAAACCGGACCCCAAACCCGCAGCGACAACCGCTAAGAAGTAACCCCTAGTTGAAAGGAAACCCATCATGACGACCCCGAACCAGAACACGACAGTCCTCACCCTGGCGACGATCCGGAAGGACGCACCCAAGCCAGCCGAGGAACGAACCTTCGTCTTCCGCATCGGACCCGGCAAAGAAATCACTTTCGGTGACGCGCTGCGGTGGACCGGCGAACGGGCCCTCCGCGCGAAGCCGCTGATCGACGCGCTGACCGGCGACGGTGCAGAACTCGGTGTCAACCAGGCCATGAAGTACTGGCTGTCCGACGAGGACTACGCGGAGCTCGCCGCGGCGGACATGTCCGCCATCGACCGGCTCACACTGTTTAAGCAGGTCGTGTCTTGGGCGACCGCCGGATTGTCGGTGGGGGAATAAGACGGCTCGGCGATCTGCTGTCCCGGTGGGAGCCGCAGATCCGAGCCGACCTCGCCTCCGAATATGCCGCTGACCTGTCCCAGCTGGTCGAAGATTCCCGCTACCGGCACCTACTCGTCCTCATCGACCAACTACCAGCCACTGCCCGGGTACGGGCAGCCATGTTGGACGATGACGACTACGTGGCCGGCCTGCCCGACCCTGCCTCAGGGGATACGCCGAGCAGGCCAGCCATATACGGGTGGACGCAGGAGACGGAACTGCTCGCGTCCCTGCTGGACACGATGCGTAGCCTGCAGCAGGTCGTCGTCCGCGCGTTCGGCGGGCAGGGACGCCGGCCGGACCCGATCCCCCGCCCCGAAACCGCGTGGGACAGACGCAGGAACGCGACCCCGCAAGCCTCGCAAGACCTGGTGGACATGTTCACCCGAGAGACAGGAGACGGTGTCCCATGACCCGTATCGGCATCGCGACAGTCCAAATCCAACCCTCATTCAAGGGATTCCAGGCATCGGCGAAGAAATCCATCCTTGCAGAACTCGGCCCCCTCGGTAAGGAGATCGGGGATGGCACGGGAGGCCGGTTCGGAACACATATCCTGTCCTCTGCAGGCCAGAAACTAAAGGCTGGTGCTGCTAAGGTCGCGAAGATTGGCGGCGGCCTGTTCGCTACCGGGCTGACCGTCTCCCTGACGAAGGGATTCACCCGGTCAAAAGCGATCGAGGAGGCAGAAGCGAAACTGCGTGGCCTGGGGAAGTCCACGCAGGAAGTTTCCGCGATCATGGACGATGCCCTGAAGTCCGTGCAGGGCACCGCCTACGGCTTAGATGAAGCGTCCACCACTGCTGGCATCCTCGTCGCCGCCGGCGTCAAATCCGGTGAAGAGCTCGAGAAGACGTTGAAGCTTGTCGCGGACTCCGCGACGATCGCCGGCCGAGACATGGGCGATATGGGCCTGATCTGGAGCTCCGTCGCATCCCAGGGCAAACTGCAGGGCCAGGACGCCATGCAGCTCATGCAGTCCGGCATCCCGATTTGGCAGATGGTCGGCGACGTCATGGGCGTCACCGCCGCCGAAGCCCAAGAACTCGGCTCCAAAGGACAAGTGTCCTTCGAGATCTTCCGGAAAGCCATGGAAGAAGGCGTGGGCGGGGCAGCCCTGTCCGCCGGTGAAACCACGACCGGCGCGTTCAAAAACTTCATGGCGTCCGTATCCCGCTTCGGTCAGACCCTGCTGCAAGACATTTACCCGATGATCGGCCCCGCCCTGAAAAGCCTCACATCATGGGTTGACGGCCTGGCCGGTAAGGCCGGCCCCGCCATCGAAAACGTGATCGACGGCCTACGAGGCGTCGCCAGCATCCTCTTCAAAGGCGACTTCACCGGATCCTTCTGGGGACTAGAAGAAGACTCTCCTGTCATCGGCTTCCTGTTCAGGCTGAGGGAAACCGCGATTGACGTGTTCGGCCGCCTCCGCTCCGGCCTGGCGTCCTTCGCTGAGGGTGTGAAAGGAATCTTCAATATCCTCGTGCGAGGAGATTTCACGTCCTTCTGGGGAATGGAAGAAGACTCCCCGTTCGTGGACGCCCTGTTCAAGGTACGGGAGTTTATCGGCTCCGCGTGGGACACAATCCGCGACGTCGTACCAAAAATCGTATCCATCGTCCGAGAGCAAGTATTCCCCGCGATCAAAGATACGATCGTCTGGCTATGGGACCACAAAGACTGGGTCGCCGCCTGGGTGGCCGCGCTCGCTGGCGCGTTCGCCGCCTACAAGATCGGGAAGAAGATCACCGAAGTTGTCACGGCACTCGGTAAGATCGCGCCTGCGATATCCAAGGCGATGAAGGTACTCATGGCGAACCCGGTCGTGCTGATCATCGCCGCGATCGTCGGCGTCCTCATCCTCTTGTGGACCAAATGTGAGGCGTTCCGGGACGCTGTGAAGACGATCGTTGCCACGATCGGCCGGATCGTGAAAACCGTCTGGGAGAACGTCATCCGACCCGCGTTCGAAGCGGTCCGTTCGTTCATCATGGATACGCTCGTCCCGGCCCTGACATCGTTCTGGCAGAACACGGTCCAACCGATCATCACGAAGGTCGGGGAGATCCTTCGGAACGTGTGGGAAGGCGTGATCCGGCCGGTGATCGCCGCGCTGATTGAGTTCGTGACCGAGCGGCTGATTCCCACCGTCATGTCCCTGTGGCGGAACGTCATCCAGCCGGTCGTGACCGCCATCATGGGGTTCATTAAGGGCGCGTGGGAGAACGTTATCCAGCCTGTGTTCGCGACGATCAAGAACGTTATCTCCAACGTGCTCGGCCCGATTTTCACCTGGCTGTACGAGACGATCATTCGCCCAGTGTGGGACAAGATCACCGAGGCGATCCGTATCGCATGGGGCATTATCCAGATTATCTGGGACACGATCAAATGGACGATTGATAACGTGCTCGGCCCCGTGTTCACCTGGCTGTGGGAAAAGGTCATTCAGCCGGCCTGGGAAGGGATTTCCGGGGCGATCAGCTGGGCGTGGGAGCATGTTATTTCACCCGCGTTTGAGGCGGTCAAGGACGCTGTCGGCCTGGTCGGTGAAGCGTTCGAAACCGTGAAAGATGTCGTGGTGGGCGCGTGGGAGACCATGGTGAACCTGCTGGTCAAGCCGATCAATTTCGTGATCGGCACCGTGTACAACAACGGTATCCGGAAAGCGTTCAACTGGGTCGCGCAGGCTGTCGGCTCGTCCATCCGGTTGGAGGAAGCCTCAACGATTAACCCGTTCCCATCCCAGTCCACGTCGAAACCGTCAACGTCGGGAAGGCTGGCTGCTGGCCCGCTGAACTGGGAGGCGCGTGCGAAAGGCGGGTGGACCCCTCCCGGGTGGACCCTGGTCGGTGAGGAAGGCCCCGAGCTGGTGAACTTTTCCCGGCCGTCCCGCGTGTACACGGCCGAGGAAACAGCGGCAGCCCTGGCAGGTGCGGATATCTCCCCGTATCTGCGGCCGGACCGCATGTACACCCCGGATGAAGCCTGGACCGCGATCCACGCGTTGAAAACGGGTGACCAACGCCTGTTGCAGGGCGCGCTCGGGCCGTCCCCGTCGCAGTCCCTGCTGCCGATTGGTGGATTCTGGGACAGTCTCGGTCATGCTTGGTCGAAAACGTGGCGGGGCGTGAAAGATTTCGTCGCCGATGGGATCTCCTGGGTGCGTGGCCGCTTGGCCGACGCCGCCGGACTCGTCCTCAACCCGATCAAAGAACAGATCGCGTCCATGGTCGAAGGCCACGGCACGATTTCCGACATGGTCGGTGATGCGTTCCGCCGTACGATCGACAACCTGCTCGAGTGGGTGCGCGGCGTCGACGAGGAGTCCAACGAGTCCGGGGAGACCTCGGAAGCGAAGAACAATGCGGCGGCCATGAACGAGGCTGCCGTCTCCGGCGCGGACCTGAAGGAACTCCAACGCAATGCTGTCGTTCTGGGTGGGGTGACGCGTCGCCCTGTTAAGGGTGGCGTGCTCACGTCGACGTTCGGCGTTTCCCGCTACGGCGGCTACCATGCGGGCATCGACCTGGCCGCACCGACCGGCACTCCGGTGTATGCGTACCGGTCCGGCACCGTGCTCGGCACCGGGTGGAACGTCCTGGCGGGCCGGTCCGGGATCGGCATCATGCTGTCCCATGGCCAGTATGGCGGCTCCTACTACGGTCATTTGTCCGCGTCGAAGGTTCACCGGGGCCAGGCGGTCACCGCCGGCCAACTGATCGGCCTGGTCGGCGCGACAGGTAACGCGACCGGCCCCCACTTGCACTGGGAGCTGAACAGGGGCAACTGGCAATCCCCGTACAATCCGTTGCCGTTCCTCCCAGCATATGACCAGGGCGGTTGGCTCCTGCCTGGTATGGGCACGGTCGCGAACCTGACCGGCAGCCCAGAGCCCGTCCTCACCCAGGCCCAGTGGGATGCGATCTCGACCCTGGCGGCACGAGGTGCCGGGGTTGGTCTGCCGGACCGGGTGACCCTCGTGGATGCGGACGGGTCAATCCTCGCACGGGCCCGCGTGGTCGCCGGTGAGGTTGTCGAGCGGGCAGCCGACGAGGCTGCACGATGGGAGTAGCGGATGATCAGTGCGTCTCTTGTACGTGATGACATGGCACTGGTGGATCGGATCGTGCTGGCCGGGCTGACCCCCGGCCAGCCCGTCACGGGCCGCACGGCAGACGGGACGTGGGAGTGGACCGTGGCCACATCGCCCGCCGGAGTCTCACTCGTGGACCCGCTGGCACCGATCGGCACCGACGTCGTCTACACGCAGGGCGGGCAGGACACCGTCCCTATCCGCCGGGACGCCGCCATGTACGGGGCGGTCACGTCCCTCGACGGCCGCACGGCCGTCCCGGCCATCCTGCCGCACAAGTGGGAAGACGACGACGCGCCGGACGTGACCGTGCACCAGGCCGGCGGCCGTGCCTGGCCAATCTACGGCCAATTCGCTTCGCATGCTGAGACGTCCATCGAACTCCGTGTCGAAGGAATACATGTGCGGACCATGCGCCGCCTAGTCCGCGCCCAGCAGCCCGTCATCGTCCACCACGTGGCCTGCCCCGTCCCGGAATGCATCGTCCCACCGGCACGAGCCGGAATCATTCGCGCCGTGACATCCGCCGTGACGGCCCGGAAGGACCTCGGAGAAATGCTGTACACGGTCACCTTCCGGGCCGTCGACCTGACCGACGTGCGCCCGGCGGGTGTGCCGGCAGCGACCTGGTGGGATGTCAAGCAGCGGTTCCCCTCCGTGTGGGACCTGCAATCAGAAACAGCGTGGACACTCGCGGAGGGTGGGTGGAATGCGGACTGACACCCCCACACCAGACGAGCTGTCCGGTGCACGATTCTGGGCCACGGCCCGCATCACCCTCGGCCGGCAGGCCGTCGTCTTGCCCGTCATGGCAGGGCACATTATCTGGCAGGCCGATCAATCCCCGTCCGTGCAAGTCACCGGGCTGCGCCTGCCCATACTCACAGAGACCGGGGAGAACGTCATTATGACGGGCCTGGTCGGCTCGGAAGGGCACCGGGTCCACATCGACTGCCACGCCAGATCTGGTGCGGCCGTCTGGGACTGGCCTATGGGCACCTACCAGATCAGCCAGGTGCGCCGCCAGGACGGCGGCACGATCGACGTGACCGGCCAACTCCTCACCGCCGCCATTGCGGATCACAAGTACGCGTCCGCGAAACCGGTGAACGTCCGCCAATCCGCCCTGACCGTCCTCCAAGCCCTCGCCGTTGAAGACGACATTCACTTGGACTGGTCAGACGACCTTGTCGCCCGGAGAATCCCGTCCGATTACACGATCGGCACGGACCGGGGCGAAGCCTGGGCCGCCCTCCTCGAAGCAATCGGGGCGTATGCGACGTTCAGCCCGCACGCTGACGTGCGCATACGCCCCGTCCCCGAGCCGACAGGAACCCCGGTCGTCACGGTCACCGGCGGGCTCGGCGGCACGGTCGTGGACGCCGAGATCACGTTAGACCGCGCCCAGATCTTCAATCACATTATCGTCCCGGTGAAGGACTCCGACCAGGTCGCCGAGGTCGCTCAACGGGACGGCCGGTACGCCGTCGACCGGTGCGGCTGGCGGTCCAAAGAAATCTCCGGCGCGGACGTACCCAATATGGCGCAAGCCTCGCTCGTGGCACGCGCCGAGCTGACGAAAAGCCTCGCCCGTGCCGTGACAGTACCCGTCGAACTGATCCCCGATTGGCGGATCGAACCGTACGACCTGGTCCGCGTCACCGTAAACGACGTCGCCCGCATGGGACTCGTCACCGGGGTCGACTGGCCACTCACCCACGCCGACACGATGGTCATCGATATCGCAACGGAGGTATAAGGAATGGTACGGAAAACAGAGCTGACCACAGCTCGCCGGCAGGCAGCGAAAAAGACGGCTGGCGGGGATCCGCGCACGGTCATGCCGGTACGCACCGCCACACTCGTCTCGCTCACGGACGACGATGGGAAAGTCGTCGTGTCCATGGGCGGTGAAGAACTGACCCTGCCAGCAGCCCCTGGCGCGTACGTCGAGGACGGCCGCGTATCCGTCCTCGTGGACACCGCTGGGCGTCCCTACCAGGTGCTAGGACCACTCGAGGCACACCCGGCGAACCTGGACGCCGACATCCAACCGGTGAAGCGGATCGTACTGCCCGAACTGGCCGGCGACCTGGACGCCGCAAAACACGAGCTCGAGCAAGCCGGCGCAGCACGCGATGAACGGATCGCGCAGGCTGAGGAAGCACTACGCCAAGCGGCAGCAACACTGGAAGCAGTCAAAGCCGGTGACATTGAACCTACGGCCGAGCTGTGGCTGAAGTTGCTGCGGGTGGCGGGTGATGCGACGATCGGCGGTAACCTGCTCGTCCTCGGGGAGATCAACGCGGCCGACCTGACGGTGACCGAGGACCTATGGGCCAAACTCGCCGCCTTCGTCAAGGTGACCACGGATATGCTGGTCGCCGGGCGTGCGACGATCACCAACGAACTGCTGGTGGATACGCTGCGGGGTAAAACCTTGGTCGGCGTGCAAGTCCTCGGCGGCCTGTTTGAGTTACTGTCGGCGGTGGAACGCTCAGCGGGCTGGGATCAGTCCCGGTACAGTCAGGCGGTGGAGACGGATTGGCGTGCCACATCGACCATGATCGAGGATGGCGTATCCGTTGCCGTGCGTTTGGCGGTCCCTGCGGCGTGGCAGTTCGAGCAGGATTGGGACGGCGTCATCTGGCTGAACTACCAGCTCGACGCGGCCACAGACCCCGACCGGGCCGTGTCCTTCACCCTCGAATCCACGGCGCACCTGTCGGGAAAGATTGAATGCGGCGGCGACATAACGCCGATCACCCTACAAAAGGGCACGCCGCAAACCGTGACGTTGGCCGGGGAGCACGTCACCGGCCTACTCCGGATCAAGCTCACCCCGGCCCGAAACCAGAACAGCTTCACCGTCTGCATGACTGGCCTCACGGACTCGTACCATGACTACCTGCCCACCGGGCTACGCATCGACCGAGACGACGCCGGGATCGCCCAGCTGGTCTACACGTCCCCCGCCGGCACATGCGTCCTCAACCCGCTGGGGATTTCGTACACGCCGGCCGGCGGCACCGGTCGCACGGTCGAATGGGGAACCTTCGTCAACCCGCCCGTGGCTATCGCGTCCCGCACGTCGAACCGTGCCCTGGGCAACGGGAACTGGTACAACGCCGTCTTAGACGCGGCCACCGCATATACGGTCGGCGGCTTCATCTACGACGACGGCAGGCTCACCGCGCCCGTCTCGGGAGTCTACCGGCTCGGCGGCCTCGGCAAATTCGCGCACCACACCACGGGCCGACGCGGCGTCGGCTTCTCTATCAATGATGGCAGTCCGGACACGAACACCGTCTCCGCTGCCGTGTCGGGAACATCGGTCGTCGAGTGTAACGCGCTGGTCCGGCTGAACGCCGGAGACCGGATCAAACTCATGCTCTACCAGGACTCCGGGACGACACTCGCATCCACGGCCGCCGAGTTCTCCGCCCAATACGTCACCGCATAACCAACCAGAGGAAGGACACGGGTTATGGCTGTCGAGATAGACCTGACGACCATTAGTGAGACGGAGTGGGGTGATTTCTATGCCGCCGTGCTGCGAGAGCAGCAACGACGGCTTCTCCTCGCCACCGCCGCCCAACAAGCCGAAACACTCGCGGCGCAGTACGCGGCCGCCGTTGAGACGCAGCCGGCACGCCAGCTCGCCGACATCCCCACCACGGGCGCGGTCGGCCCCGGCGAGAAAGTCATCATCGACGGCATCACGTGGGAGAACGTGTCTGGGGCGTGGCTCTCCCCACACACGGCAGGACCGGACGTGTACCCGCTGGGCTGGCGCAACACGGCCCTCGCCGCACCAGGCGCGGGAGACGCCTACCCGGCATGGGCCGTCGGCGTCGCCTACACGACTGGCACGCTGGTGACCTATCAGGGCACCGTGTACCGGTGCGTCATCGCCCACACATCACAAGCCGACTGGACACCACCGGTCGTGCCCGCACTCTGGACCATCGCATAAGGGAGATTCCATTGCCCATCATCGACCTGTTTAAGCGTGTCCTCCCGAAGGTTGGGACATCCGCCGCCGACTCTGACGGCCCCGTCAACATTCAAACCGTGTTCGAGGATTTCTCGTCGTCCCTGCACTCCCCGATCCCCGTCGCAGACCAGACAGAGGCAGATCAGATCGCCTCCGCCGCACCCGCCACCGCCTTCCCACTGTTCGTGTTCAACCAATCGACCGTCACATTAGACGTCATGGCACAGCAGGGCGGCGCGTGGGACATGGTCGGTGGTCGCCCCCACGGGCTGACCGCCACCCTGTACCAGACCAACCTACCCAACGGCGTCGTGAAAAATCTCGGCATCGGATCCATCACCCGGCAAACCGAAGGGTGGGCACTGTCGTCCGATAACGTCCGCCTGACCGTGCCCTCCACTGGCCTGTATCTCGTCCAGGCGAATATCAATGTGTCCGGCGACTCACAAACCCTCGGCAGAGTCTTCACAGAGTTCGAGGTCGAGGGGCAGAAGTATCGGACGGGATCGGCCGCCGAAGACCAGATGAATTTCATGGCAGTGATTCCTATAACCGCAGGGTCCACCATCGCCACCTACTTCTACCACTCGGCCGGTGGCACCCGATCCGTCCAACAGGGCGTACTCACGGTCGTTCAGACACTCGCACCCCGGTGGAAGCGAGGCTAACATGCCCTCTCCTTTGCTTGATACTGCTGTGATTGTTGCCGTGGTCGCCATGATTGGCGGTGTTGTCACCGCGGGGATTTCCGCACTCGTGCAGCGGCGGAACGCCCGCGCAGACTACAGTCTCGCCGTGCTGGCCCGTACCGTAGACGAGCTACAAGAGCAGGTACGGGACGCCGAGACCCGGACGACCAGGCTACGGGAAAGCCTGGACCAGATGGACGCCAAATTCTCCCGCCTGCGCCGCGAACTAGGACAAGCCAGGGATCACGAGCTCGCACTGTCCCAGCAGGTAGGCGTCTGGCAAGACCACGTCTCCCGGCTGGAACGGCATATCAATCTGCAACTACCACCCCCGCCGCCGGCACGGCCCTTGGCTGCTGTCGCCCAATCCGACCGAGGCACAAGACTCGCATCAGTTCCGGCTCACGACGACAACGGCGAGATCCCCAATGATGACAGCGACGACGACGAAGAAGGAGACCAAGCATGACAAGCATTCTGCATGGCGTGGATGTGCACGCCCGTTACCAAGCCGGATGGCCGCAGTCGAGCGTGCCCGGCGTGGATTTCGTGATCGCGAAGGCCACCGGCGGCACATCGCTGGTGATCTCCGGCTGGAAATCCATGCTGGCCGGAGCTGCCCGTACCGGTGTCTACCATTACGCCCGCGAACGCGGCCGGGCAGGAACACCTGCAGCGGAGGCCGCGAACTTCATCCGGCAAGCAGCCCTTGCCCCGTCTGACGCGCTCCTCGTCCTCGACTGGGAGGAAGCATCCGGGAACAACCTCGGTGACGCGGACTGGATCCTGGAATGGATGCGGCTGGTCGAGCAGGCCCTCGGCCGACGTCCTATCTTCTACACGTACCGGGCCACTCTGCTTGCCCACCCGTCCCTACGCCGCGTCCAGCAGGCCGGATATCCGCTCTGGTACGCCCGGTACCCGTACAGTGCCCCGGTCGGCTGGAAATCCTATGCGCAGCCGACCGACGTGCCCTACTGGGGCCGACCAGCCATCTGGCAGTACTCGTCGGCCGGAGGGGTTCCCGGCTGGCAGGGAGCACTGGATCTGAACATTTTCTACGGTGGGGCCGCTCAGTGGGCGGCCCTTACTGCTGCTAAAGCCGTCACGGCAGCAACCACACGACACAACACACGAGGAGGGATTTTCGGCGACATGTACACCCACATCATCTTCCAGGTCGGCAACGCCATCTGCATCGCCAACGTCGCGGCAGGCACGTGGCGACGCATGCCCAACACGCAGACCTTTACCGAGACGGTCACCATGCTGCAACGCGCCAAAGCGACCATGGTCGAATGGCGGCATATCAACGCGTCCAAATCCAACAACGTAGTGAATCCTGCCGTGTTCGGCGTGGAGGTGAAATGATGACAACCCTCGACATGCAAACGGAGATCTTCACCGGCATCGCTGCGGCCGCTGCCCCTTTTATCACGGCCTTGTTCCAACGCGTGCACTGGTCCTCAGCAGTGAAGCGGATCGTCGCCCTCGTCGTCTCCGTGGTCCTGGCCACGGTGACCGTCATAGTCAACGGGGTGACGGATTGGTCGGATATTCTCACGGTTGCTGCCATGGTGATCGCAGGATCCCAGGTGATCTACTCGGCAGTCTACCCGGCAGCGAAGGCCGTCACCCGAGCCGCAACCCCAACCGTGACGACGGAAACCACAGACCTGCGCCAAGACGCAGGAACGGAAAACATGCCGGACTATGCGACAGCCTCGCTCGACGACACTATCGCAGCAGTGTTGGCCGAAGCCCGGCTGACCGTCGCCGCTGAAACCGACGACGGCGACGTCGAACTGGTCGAGGATACCGCAGACGTAACAACTGTCCAGGACAACGTTTAGTCCGCCTATGTTCAAGCAGATTGGCCCCACCCTTGCCGGGTGGGGCCAATCTTTTTGTTTCTAGGCGGCGTGACCGCCCGTGTCGTGCGACACCGCCGTCGCGGGAATAAACCATGTCTTGCCGACCTTCGTCGCCGCCAGTACCCCGGTGTGGATCCTGTGCAGCACTCCCTGCCGTGACAGCCCCAGGACGTCAGCCGCCTGCGATACTGACAGCAGCTCCGGCAGCGGCTCCAGGCCGTGTATCCGGTCAAACTCCTCACTCGTCCGGACGGTCAGCGCTCGCGGTTCGCCGACCGTGCTAGCGACGGCAAGCAGTGTCAAGATGGCCTGCTGCAGGCTGTCAGCGGGCAGTGACAGGGTAACGCTCCACCCGTGAGGCGCGGGACCGACAGCGGCGTGATAGTCCGCCAGGCGCTCGAGCAGATCCTCGTCGCTAAGCGTTGTCGTGATGGTAATAACGCCTGTGTACTCCACCATTTCGCGGTATCCTTTCTGTGTGTGGGTGGCTACCCGGTTGTTACACCGGGTAGCCACTCGGCCTATCTGCGGAAGCCCGCTCGCCTCAGGTACGCCATCGCATTCTTCAGCGACCGCGACGAGGACGGAGTGCCCGGCAGTGTCGTGATCAGCGTGCCATCCCGGTACACCTTCACGTGGCCACGGGACGTGCGCTCCGTCGTGAACCCTGCCGCTTCCAGCTCCTTTACGAGCTTCCGCACTTCCTTGTCCATTCTAACCACCTCCTTCCGTTTGACACTAATATTCTATCCAATTATTTGTCAATTGACAAGCGGAAGGGTGTGGGGCAGTTGTGTGTTCTGCCACGTTCCAACTATTGCCCGGCTAGGGTGTGAGTTGTTGCTGCGCGCGCTTCACGACGGTTGCCATTGGTAACCCGAGCGCCTCGGCTAGTGCCACCACGTCACGCGCATAAAATGGTCTCTGCGCCGCAAGGATCAGATACACCCGGGTCGGAGCTAGGTTTGCTTGGGCAGATACCGTCCGATAGGAGACCCCTTGCCGAATCATCTCGCTCGTAAAAACTGCCGCGAGTGCACGATCAATAGCCCCTGCCGTAACAGACGTGCGTGCCATTCACAACTCCTCGTCACGTTGGCCTGCGGACTCCATATGCGCCTGGACCTGTTGTAACACGGTGGCGGCATCTAGCTCGAAAGCGTCCGTGAGTCTCTGGACATCGCCGACGTAAAACGGTGCTCTACCAGCCAGCAGGCGGTGGGCTCGTGTGCGTGAGACCCCCGATAGGGCACTAATCTGATCGTAGGTGTACGCATGTCGCTGCATCTCGCTAAGGAAGACCCGTGCGAACGCGTGATCAAGCGGGCCGGAGGTCATTGCTGCTCGTACCATCGTTTAACTCTACCCCGACGGCGGGTTATGGTTGCAGATTCGGCAGCAGCGTCGTCATGTACTGGTCATAGGCGGCAACGGCGTCGAGCTGATCTTCGACTTCGCGGTGCGTGTAGTGGGCGGTCATGTCCTCAGACGAGTGGCCCATGATCTCTTGTCGTGTCCGGTCGGCGATGCCGGCGGCCCTCATGAGCGTCGCGGTGGAGTGTCGCAGCGCGTACAGCGGGTAGTGCGGCAGGGCGGCTCGCTCCAGCATCTCACACCACATGTCATAGTCCCGGCGCGGATGCACCGGCACCCCAGGAGATGTTTCGAACACGAACCGGGCCGGCGGAACGTCAAGCACCTCAAAATACCTGGTCATAACCTGTACCGCGAGCGCACCAAGAGCGATCGGCCGGGTTGATCGGACGGACTTGGGTGGGAGGAGCCAGAGACTACCATGCACCTGCTCGGCGTCGAGGTGGTCGGGGACGTGGAAGCGGCGGGCGGGACAGTCAGCGGCCCGCTTGCGGCCGCAGGTGTTATGGCAGCCGTGGGCGTACGACAGGGCGGCGAGTTCGCGGGTGAGGGATACCCAGGCGGCTCCTGGCGTCAGGTCGAGGCGGTAGAGCTCGAGACCGAGTATCTCACCCTGTCGGGCGGAGGTGAGCAGGGCGAGGATGACACGGGCAAGGTAGGGCTGGTCCGCGTTGGCGGTGATGAGCTGCACGAGGTGCTCTGGCGGCATGGCGTCCCGGCGGCCTGTCTTCGCGCGGGGAGCATCGGCGGCGCGCACCGGGTTCCGGCGGATAAGCCCCTTCCTTTCGGCGTCGGCGAAGGCGCGGCCGAGGATCCGATGTGTTTGGAGTGCGCTCGCGGCGGCCCCGCCGCTGTCGATGATTCCGGCGGTTACGCGCTCGATATCGAGTGGCGTGATTTTGTCGAGGTGCCGCCGGCCGATGACGGGCAGGACATGTAGCTCGATCTTGGATCGGTATCCGTCCCACGTGGAGGGTTTGAGCGTGGTGCGGCGTAGGGTGAGCCAGTCGGTGAGGTAGGTGGCCACGGTCGGTGTTTGGGTGGCGAGGTCTCCGGCGGCGTCGAGCTCGCGGCGCATCTCCGCCAACTTTCGCTGCGCGACGCTTTTGGTCCGGCCGGTGCGTACCTTCCGGCGCTGCTTCCCCGTGAGCGGATCGGACGGGAGGGTGAGGGCAGCGCACCACTTACCGTCGGCCCGCTGGTAGATCGATCCGGATCCGGCGTCCCGACGCTTCGTCGCCATAATCGCCTCACGTCCCCTCGTTGGTTAGCTAAATGGTTAGCTAGACCCAGTCTAGACCAGTCAAGACTGGACATCCTAGAATGGCGGAATCTCGCGGTTTTTGTCGGTATCAGTATACCGCACCCATGGACTTTTAATCCGTGGGTTCAGGGTTCGAGTCCCTGTGGGCCTACAGAACGTCGGCGGGTGAAGAACTACGGGCGAT